ATCTACTTCGTCGATTTTTCCTCTAGCACCTCTACAATTAATAGAGTGTCCATATCTTAATCCTATTTTCATAAACCATTCCTCCTTAAAAATAAAAGAGTGGAATTGCTCCCACTCTGTAAACTATTCTTGCTTATTAATTTGTTTATAAGTTTGATTAATACCTACACTAACGCCCCAACATAGGATACCTTGTAAAATAGCATTTACTATAGCATCAAACATTCTTTTGTATTCTGCATTTACTAAAGTTAGCAGTATGGCAAAGGTAATACAAAATACCATTAAAGCTATAGTTATATACTTGTCTTGGAAATTCTCAATTTTCTTTAAGAACACTCCTACTACATAAGTAGCTACAATTAAAATAAGTAAATGTTCTGGTACAAAAGTCATTAAATCCATAATTATCTCTCCTTCTTATTTAAAATTAATTAAAAAAGCAATTACTGCACTTATTAAAGCTCCAGCAACTGCTCTCCATAACCATCTATTAGCATCTTCTAAATCTGAAATTCTATTGTTTGCAACCTTTAACTTTTCCTCAAAGTTTTTAAGTTTAAGTTCATTGGTATCATTCATATTTTTAAGCAAGCCTTTTATCTCTATTAAACTCTCTCTCACCTCTTGTATTGCATCAGCTTCACTCATCTTACACCTTCCTTTTGCATAATAAAATACCGCATATTCATTTGAATAATACGGTATATAAAAATCTTAATTTACATATAAATATAATTTATTCTAGAGAAAAATTATCTTTTCCTTCTTCCTTTAACCACCTCTTAGCTTGTTTTCTTATATTTCCACTCAATCCAGCAGAATATTCAGTATCATATAAGGCTTTTTTTACATATTTATTAGGGAACATATTCATTATAGATTCTTCATAGTTAATACCATACTCAGACTCTTTAAATTCAACAACACTATACTTGTCATTATTTTTCTTTAAAGTCATGAATACTGGATGTGAGTATTGCCCTCTCATATAAAACTTTTTATTACTTAATGAGTATCCTCTGCATAATGAATACATATACACATTAATTATATTCTCTTTTTCTTCAATACCATAAATTTTATGTGCTTCAAATTCTTTATAACCAGCATCAAATTTATCAAGAATATAATCTGATATTGCTTTATCTAGTTTTTCATCTACGTTAACTGATTGTTTGGAAGTGAGATATCCCATATAAATAATAAATAATACTACTATCACTATAACTAATCGAATATGCTTTTTAAGAAATTGTTTCACTCTTAATTCCCCCCTAGATTATCTTATAACAATATAACTTATGTTAAATTATACCACATAATACATTCCAAAATAATCAATTTTTATCGCAATACTATTACTTTAATGTAGTTTAATATTTTATTCATATTACACCTTCCTTTTTACATAATAAAAGAGACTAGATTTCTCTAATCGCTTAACCAACTACTTGATAATATTGTTCTTCATACCCAATACGATATCCTATTATTCTAAAATCAACTTTTCCGGTATATCCTTGTACATAAAAGCTAGTTCTATCTTTAAAAACTATATTAACACTAGGATTACTGCAGAATACTGCATAAGTAGATATAGTCTTAATGAATGTACTGTCTAGTAATACTGTAGTTCCTTCTTCTTGTATATCTATATCAAATAATACATCTTCTAATAATACCTTTGGACTATCTATTGGAGACATTCCAAGTGTAGCTCCATCTACAACTATAGTTCCTCCAGCTTTCGTTCCATTTGTGTTAAATACATGTCTAGGTGTTCCGGCAATCATAAAACTAATAGTCCCATCTGGTGATATTCTTATTCCTGTATCTACGCTTTTAGAAATGTAGAATCTAAATGTACCAGAACTAGCATCTATTTTACATTGGTCTGCAAAGTAAATAGTTGGTGGTTTACAATCCAAGTAATTAGGATAAAATCTAAACCTAGCAATACCATTTTGGTATATATCTGTAGAACCTTTATCAATACGAATATAGCTATTTTCATCCCATTTAAGCCTTACTGCACTTCCTACACCTTGTTCATTGTTATATGTCGCATCAATGGAGCATCCACCAAACAAGTGTAAAATTGGGTTTGCTGGATCTGCATAAAGATTACCTCTGACCATTAAGTTTCCATTTGCATCACCTTTTAAAACAGAATTACCTGCTCTATTCTTAACGTCTATTGCCCCATTGTAAATAGTTACTCCATTGGCATCAATTTCTGTAGAACCACTAATAACTTCATTTTGCCTTGCTGTATAAGAACCATTATCACCCTTAGATAGACAAGGTAGTCCAATACTAAACACTCTATATCCAGTAGTACCAGCTTTAGGTTTTACCTCTATATATAATAAGAAGGTATCATAATTAATATCTTTTGTCGTAAAGGTTACAGAATATCGGTTAATATTATAGCCAGTTTTAAGATTGATGACTTGATTAGCTACATAGCTGGCTCCTAACTTATAATCTATATATAGCCTAAATGTTTCTATATTACTTTCTGTTATGCTGCTAAGAGAAAAAGTATACTGTGAATTTCTTTTAGGTAATCTTTCGCCTATCATACCTTTTTGATATAAGAGTCCCCTATCGCTAGTTAAGCTGAAAGCTCTCCACCCATCTGTGGGCATAAAGAAATTAGCATTACCAGTATATAATCCGATACCACTCATATTCCAGCCTGTAGTTTCTCTATTAGAAAAACTTGAATTGCTTAAAAGATTTATTATATCTATAGAGAAAAAATCTAATTTCAATTGATTTGCTGTGAGCTCCATACTTGCTTTAGTAGCATAAGTATTAAGTGCATCATTCTTGGATAGATAAGTATTACTTACTGTAGAAATTATTGCACTGTCTGTTATTTTCTGTTCTGCAGTATTCATCCTTGTGCTAAGAGAAGTTACTTTGCCATCTATAGTTGTAGTAGTCTGTTCTACAGTTCCAACTCTACTAGTAATTTCTGTTAAGTCAGTTTCTATTGTAGACACTCTGTCAGATACTGTAGTGATTTGTTCATGGATATTCTCTTCTATTTTTATATTTCTAAGCCAATATGGTGCTACATATGGATATTGACCAAGCCCCATTTCCATTTTAAAAGCATTTAATGGTACCTCTAATATAAATTTAAACTTACCGTTTTCTACCGCAACATTTACATTCCTTTGACCTTGTATACTAGTGCCATCCTCATTGTAGAAAGCATAGTAAGGTGTTAATGTAGTCAAATTTGTTTCGCCACTTATGATAATTTTATTTTTAATATTATAAATTGTACATCCTAATAAATCAGAAGGATTTCCAATTATATTAAAAGTATAGTTTTCAATAACAATATTAGTTGTATCTCCTATATTATTATGAGAGCCTTTATATCTTCCTACATTTTTTATAACAAATAAATTACTTCCACCAATTTGTTCTACGGCGCCATTAACTATATTATTAACTTCTGTTGCTTCAACTTTTAATGCTATCTGATTTTGCAATTGACTAATACTGCTACTTTGTGTGCTAACAGTGGAATTAAGTCCACTAATCTGTGTAGTATGATTACTAACTGTTGCTACTGTACTATCTAAAGTTCTTTTTATGTCATTGGTCTTGGTATCTACACTAGTTATTTGACCTGTTAAATTATTTATACTACTAGTGTGGCTACTAATTACACTACTAATAGAATCTACTGTTGCTACTGTGGAGTTATACGCATCTTTAAGTTGTATATTCTGTCCATCTTTAACTATTGTAGTGTTAGAGATAAGAGTACTTATCTTTCCTTGTTGAATGTTTAGAGCTGTAGTATTGCTCTCTGTAACTTCTTTCATGGTAGACAATGCACTTGCAAGACTTGTAGAGTACTCTAATTCTACAGTTGGATTTATTAGACTACCCTCAGTTAAGAAATATCCATCTTTGAATTGCTTCATATACTGCTCCACACTAATAGGTTCTTTCACTGGTATTGCAAGTTGATAATATATTGTAACTGGGTTAGCTTGTAGCCACGCTTTTAATTTAACTGTCTTCTGTATTCTGTCATCAGTGTCGGTTATCCCTGTTTTATTCCTTGATAATGAAATTCTTGTAACTGCATATGCGTTAGATGTGGATACGCCTTCTAATAATGCTGAACCTGTATAATAATCTGTAAGGGCTGGTAAGGTATCACATATTGTAGCTAAAACATTAGGTGAGCCTATGGGTACAGAAAAGTATCTTGTATAGAACTCGTCTAGGTTTGTACTAGCGTTGTATCTTTCCCAATTCCATGAGTCTACGTCGGCTAAATTCCCTTTACCTACATTCCTAGTAACCTCATTTTCTTTAGCAGTATCTCTCACCCCATTAGGTAAACCCCTTAATGGGTTAGTTAATGTTATAAGTTGTCTGTGCTCCTTATAAGGTTCATAAGGTTTAGACGTATTTCCTTCGGTTAATCTTAAATTAGAGTAAGTAACATTATTAATTTTAGCAGTAGTTGTAGTTGCATAAAGACCTATGATTATCTTAGAGTTATTTCCGGAGTTAAAAGTCCCACCTTTTATACCTAAATCTTTTAAAAATCCTAAAGGTGTATTTATATTTACAAACCCGTTAGTTGTATCTGAAATTTCAAAATCACAATAATAATCTGTATTAGGCTTTACTTTGCACTCTACAGAGCTTCTTAGCCACGCATATGCTTCAAATGAAGATACTGTTACAGTGTCACCTACAACATCTGATCTTGTCTTACCAGAATCTTTTATTTTATTTATATCTAATAAGTTCTCGCCTTTACTTACAATTTCCGAAGCCTCTCCATTTTCTGAGACACTTCTTATACCTTCAAAGTAAGGTATTTCTTTGTTAGTCCAATCTCCTTCCAACATCATGTAGTAACCACCAGTTTGTATATCAACAGAACCTTCTTTACCACCAAAAAACACACTAACTACCTTCTTTATATCAGAAGTGGTAGTATATTTAATTTTAAATATTTTGCCACTATCCGTAGAAGTTAAAGTTTGATAATGAACACCTTTATTAACATCAGAAGTATTTGTATAATTCATGGCTAAGTAAAAATAACTTAATGTAAGGTTTGTATAATTAGCTTTAAAAATTAAAGTATACTCTGTATTTGGTTTAACATTAAACACTTCAGGTGCTTCACTTATTAATCCAACATTAACAGTACTTGTTGTACTATAGGTTTTAATAGCATCCAGGAATATTACTTTAGGTAAAATATTCTGTAATGTCCGTCCACTAATACTATTAATCTTCAACATTCCATCTATAGCACCTTCTAACTTGGTTGTAGAACTATCTGTAGTTATACTCGGAGGAGCACTATCCACCTTAGTTGTAAGAGTATTAAAAGCTACATTTAAAGTCTGTGCAGTACCATCTAAGAGTACTTTGCTACTATTAATAGTTGTAGCTCCATTATTAATACTTGTTACTACACTAGATATATTAAGCTTATTACCCTGGATATTTGCATTATCAGATACCATATCATCTCTGATTATCTTTTGTTTTATACCATCTGCTTTTAATCCTGTGGCATCAAACATTAGCTTTCCTGTAGAATCCCATACATACATGGAATAATCATTGCTCGCATCTTTTCCTATCTGGACTCTAACCCTTGTACTATCCTTAATCTGTATAGTGTTATCGAATATTAGAAGATTTCCACTATCACTTTTTATTCTGAACTTATTTACAGATATATCTCCGGCATTAATTTTACTAACATCTAAATTCTCAATCATGGCATTTTTTATAAAACCATTTACTACAGTTACTTTATCACTAGTTAGGATTAAAGATTGAATATTGTTAGATGTAAGATTTCCATTTACAAGGGTTTGTATATCTCCTACACTACTTTCTAATATCTCTATTCTTCCTACGCTGGCTGTAAGGTCTGTTATGTTAGCTTTCCCTATAATAGCCTGGCCCATAGTTGCATCTGCAGCTATTAACTTTTCTATATTAGCATTAATTGCAGTTAAATCACTCACATGAGATACATCTATAATTGCAACTTCTATTGCTGCAGTTTTAGCTTCAATAGTTTGTGTTCTTATAGATACAGCCTCTAAATCTTGAATGTTAGCTTTATTAATTAATGCTTCATTAACTATCAACAATTCAGTTACAACTCTATCAAGCTTATTTGAGCCACTTCCACTAGAATTAAAACTATTTTTATTCTTAGTTTCCCCCTTGGCTCCTATTTCAGCAGTTAAGCCACCATTATAGGTAAACTTTTGAGATAGAATAGGTATTTTCCTTACTGTTCCTTTAATATCTGTACAAGTAACTATATCTCCTACATCTAAAGAGATATCACCTTGCCATTTCATTGTATAACCTAAGTACTCAAACCCATTTAGCTTAGTATAAATATCATTAAGAATACTATCCGTTACCCAAGGATTTTCAAACTTAACTTCCATAGAATCTATACCTAAGGACCCTTTATTTAATTCCTTATCTCCAACTTTACAACTAACTTTACCTATCTTGTATTTAACTTCTTCTCTTTTATAATCAATATAGTTATCTGGAGTAATAGAGTAATCTATATCCTTAGTTGTAACTATAGTAAACTTTCCAGCTCTAGTTATAAGAGCATTGCCCCCACATAAAGAAGATACATATCCAAGTATTTCTCTACAAGTAAAGCCCTCCAACTTTTTAACTGTATAAGCTGGAAGGCTTCCTGTAAATTGTACTCCTGTTTTAGTTACAAGTTCATTAACTACTTGTTGTAAATTAGTTGGATAAGTCAAATTACTAAAGTATGGAGTTTCAAACTTTATCATATTATCATAACAAGTAAATTTAGTTGTATAGTCCGTTTTCTCTATATCATCAATATTAAATAGCCCCATTAATATATATTCTATTGTAGCTCCTATTTTAAGGCCTATTTCTACTTTAACCTGGCTAGTAGAGTAAATAATATCCCCTCTATTTAGTAGTGTTAAATCAAGAGTTTGTGAAGGTGTATTACCAATGCTAAACCCTTCTCCAGGCTGTATAGTTTCTAAAATGATATCTACTATATCATCATTAGTATATATATTATTCCCTATAGTTACTTTACACCCAAAGGATCTACTCGGTTTCTTTATTTCTAATTTATAATCTGCACTTGTTGTCTGCATAATTAACCTCCTTTCTCTATAGTAAGAGCCATGGAGATTACTCCTCTATCATATAATCTATTAACAGTAGCTCTGCTGGACTCATATCACACTTAGAGTTTATAAGTTCATCTATATGGAATTTATGAATATCTACTTCATTTTCTATGGCTAGAAGTTCCTTAATATCTCTATTCCAGTCTTCAACATTCTCTGGTGCAATTTTAATGCTATTATCTTCTATTAATGGTTTACCCTTTTCATCTTTCACAGAGTACTTTTCTATAAGCTTTTGTCTTTCCTTATTGTAGACTTTAATTTCAGCTTCAATCTTCGCTATATTCTTTGCTATAGCATAACTCACCTTGATAGGTAAGTTCTTCTGTGATATTGTACCTAGTACATTTGCATCATTTACTATTCTTTCATTACTAAGCCTCACTTGTAGCACCTCCTACTAATTCATCTTCTATTGCATAGAGTTGCTTGTCAAATGCATCCATATCAGCTCTTACTTCAACTTTATTAGCATTATACAATTCTTGGTTTTGTATGCTCCTTGTTACACTCCCAACATTTCCTCCATTAGTACTTATAGTTGCATTCATGTATGCTACTTGTTTATCTTCTATAATGCTATATCCTGTTAGTGTAATACTTTTATTTGTTTTTAACATTTAAATCATCCTTTCTATTTTTCAATAAAGTTCATTTTAAGTCCACTCCACTTTACTTCTCCATTTTTATATTGATACGCTGGAGCAGTTCTATCTCCTACATACATTGTCCTGGTTATCATCCCTTGTTGTGGATCCGGAAAAGTAACTGTAAAAAAAACACTACTTACTGAATTTAGTAGTGTTGATATTTCCACCTGGCTTAATGGTGGCCATTCTAAATTAATTTTTCTTTTTACTGCAATTCTATCTCTTATCATATACCCTGCTGCAACTCTATTAGATTCTCCGTCTAGATCTTGAATTGTCACTTCGTATTTACTAGGAGCAGCAATAGCCACTCCATTAACTTTAAGCATATTACCACTCCTTTTATGTTGGAATTAATGTTATATTACCTTGTCTTTGCATCTTCCTAAGCTGTTTTAAAGCCACCTTACCAATTACAGAGCCATCTACTTGTAATATTAAATCTCCATCACCGAATCCATTATCTGAATTTCCTTGTGGCATTCTATCCGATACCTTCTGTGCTAAATCTGTTATCCATGCGGTATTGTTTTCTAAAGGCATTATAGCTTCTTTCCCGTCTTCTCCAAATATCCCCAATGTTGCTCTATCAACTACCCCACCTTTAGCAAAATAATTAACTCCAACTTTAGGCATTTCTTTAGTTTGTAAATTAAAATCACCATACATATAGAAATGAGGAACTTTAACTCTAAGCGTTGCATTAAAGTTATTAAATAAAGCTTTAATATTACTAATACAATTAGCTACATTTCTATAAGCTTGATTCATATTGTTAGTTATATTATTTCTTACATTTGAAAAAGCCATGTTAGACATATTAGCTATAGAAACAAATCCATTAGTCATACTATTACTTAAATTTCTAGTGATGTTATTAACAATATTAGCAGCTGAATTATAAACAGCTATTATATTATTAAGCATACTAGCTGTAGTTCGCGATATACCACTTAATGAGCTCCTAACAGTACTAGACATATTAGAAAAGGATGCTCTAATAATATTACAACATTGGTTCATATTACTATAAATAATTGATGATATATTAGAAAATGCACTAGCTATTGATTTCCTTATGCTTGATGTTGTATTCCCTACTACAGCCCTTATTCTATTAAGCGTAATGTTTATAATATTACTAGCATTGGTAAATTCACTAGATATCTTAGCACCTACACCATTAAATGAACTCTTTAATTTATTCGCTAATGAAGATGACTCATTAGAAAATGATTGTATATTTTTCTTAGCTCCATCTATACTCTTATTTACTGAAGTCATAGATTCTTCTGCTGTAGTGGCTACATTTTTATAGGCTTCTTCTTGTGCTGTAGCACTATCTTGATTAGCCTGTGCCATGGCATCTGTAGCACCTTCTACAGTAGTAACTTGATTATCATAACTAGTTTTAGTTATTTCATCTATATGTGCCCTATCTGCATCAATTGCTTCTCTTAGCTGATCCTCATAGATTCTTCCTTGAGTTGTAGTATTTCCATGGGTAGATAACAGTTCATCAAGTGCAGCTTGTTTTGATGCAATACTCTCTTGATATTTTGCTACCTCACTATTAATACTAGCTTGGAAATCTGCATTGGCTTGATCTAATTTAGCTTTCTTTTCTTGATAAGATAAACTTTCATCTGATTCTATAGTAGCTAAATAAGCTGCATGTCTAGAAACTCTTTCATCATAGGTTAAACCCTCATAACTAAGCATGTCTTCATTTATTCCTTTAAGAATACCATACTGTTTCATGAACTCATTTTTCTCGGCTTCTGTTAGATCAGCATACATAGCTTTAACTTCTTCATTATAAACTGATTGGTTTTCTCCCATTTCATTGAGTTTTTCTTGATCGTGATTAACTATAGCATCTAAATACTCTTGGGCACTTTGAGATAACATTCCAAACTTTTCAGTAGCTGTTTTAGTAGCTTCATCAACTTCTTCTGCAAGTCTAGTAGCATTAAAATGAATACTATCTAAATATCTATTTACATTAGATGTAGCTGTTCCAAAGGCATCATCTGTAGTCTTAGCAGTTTCTTCTGCTACAGTTCCAACTTCTTCAATATTTTCTTTAACTTCTGGTTCAGTATCCCATCCAAAGAAACCTGCTATTTTGTCCCATAACCAACCTAATTTTTCTTTAACCCAATCTATTACTGGACTTATTGCCTCCATAATAGCCTTCCACCAACCAAATTTATCACCTATTTTTTTTACTACTATAATTAATCCAGCAATGAGGCTTACAAGTAATAATATAGGGCATGCATCCACAGCTAAATTAAAAGCTAATTGAGCTGCTGTTGCTCCACTAGTAGCCATAGTATGAGCTTTTGTTGCTATTGTATTCGCAACTTTACCTGCTGTATCTTTTATCCAGTTTCCTATATTTATTAGCAGGGCCTTTGCTTGTTCTTTTATTGATAAAATTAGAGTTTTCATATTTACACATAAAGTTTTCATACTAGCAACTGGATGCAATAATATATTTTTTGCCCACCTAATAAATTCTCCAGTACTTACTCTTATTTTACTACTAAGTGTAATTATTTTAGCAATTGCATTTGTTGATATTGTACTACTAAATTTTTGTATAGCTCCAATACAACTGGTTAATATAGTTTTAGACCATTTACCAAGTTCAATTATATTAGTAATTATCTTTCCACTTAGTGTCAATATTTTATTTATAAATTTACCTAAAGCATTAGTACCTTTCAAAGTGCCATCTATTATGCTAGTAAACTTCCATGCTCCCCATAATATTAGAAAAGCCTCTAATACATAACGACATTGTTCTATAACTATTAGTACTGCCTTAATTGCTCCTGCAACTATATTTAATGTTAAGGCCACGGTACCAATAATTACACTACCAGCCCAACTATTCATAAATGCAGTTATAAAATTAATTGCATCTCTCATAACCTCTGCTAATATTGTTCCAACTAGCATAACTATATCACCTATAACATTAATAAACGCCTGGCCTCCTAAATCTAAGAATTTACCAAACCAATTACCAGCACTTATAATAAAATCCCTTACTGACATTGCAAGACTGTTCATGGCATCTATAAACTTTCTAGTATAAGGATTATTATCTGGGTTAAGATGGTTCCACAAGTTACCTAGTGCTACAAGTATATCTCCACCTATCTGAAGAGCTACACCACCTACTACTATTCCTATTTCAGCCATGTGTTGTACGAACTCTTTTCCTCCATGGTTCCATACACTTATCAAGAAACCTTTTAATGCATCACAACTATACCCAAATGCTTGCTTAAAATAATCCCATTTAGATAAGAACCACTCACCATAATTATCCCAAGCCTTTTTAAGTGGACTTAACAATTCAGCTAATATATCTTTAACTTTATTATTCAGTTCTACTAGTGAATTTTCTGTTGGTGATGTATCTATTGCCGGTGATGAAATACTTCCTATTCCTCCTGCACCACCACTACCACCGGAGCCTCCACCGGAACCGCTGCCAGAATCATCATTGGACTTTAATTTATTTATTTCATCAATTCCCATTAATGCTTCTAACTGTTTCTTTGCTTTATCAGCTTTTTTACCTACTTTATCAGTAGCACCACCTAAATTATTCATAGCACCAGTGGCATCATCAATTCCTCCTGTAGCTCCTCCAAAATCAATTGCTCCTGCTCCACCAGAACCTCCAGAACCACCACTTATATTAAATCCTATTGCACTAAGAACTGAATTGAATGTATTCGCCATTTGTACTAATTTAGCCATAATAGTATTTATAACATTAATAACTGGTGTTAGTACTGCAATCAAACCTTGACCTATGCTTGCCTTTAATGATTGATATTGTAGGCTTAACAATCTAACTTGATTGGCCCAACTTCCACTTGTTCTAGCAAAATCACCATTGGCTGCACTCAATGTTTGTGTAACATATGCGAGTCTCAATGCTACTTTTTCTTGTTGATTCATAGCCTCTGTAGTTTTACCATATCCATTAGCCAGAGCATATTGATTAAGATTCTCTTGTGTCATTACAACACCAAGTTCTTTTAAACTTTCAGTCTCGCCAGTAAACACACTCTTTAATTTTGTATAAGCTTCATTTTGGCTTATATTATAAAAGGAAGCTACATCACCAGAAAGATTAGTAAGGGTTTCAGCCATTTCTTCCGCTTGATCTACCGCAAACCCCATTGATTTAGACATAGCTCCGAAGTTACCCATATACTGTTTAGCCATAGTTTCTGATAGTCCTACCGTCCTCATAGCATTTTTAGCAAATTCATTTACTTTATTGCTCATGTTTCCAAAAGTAACATCAACAACGTTTTGAACTTCTGTAAGGTTAGATCCTAACTCCAAACATGATTTAGTAAACTTAGCTATTGAAGCAATCGCAAAAACACTAGCTAACATCTTACCAAGCTTATCAAATGTACCACTCATTCCATTAATACTACTATTAACTCTATTGGCCATACTATCAACTTTTGTTTGAACTTGGACTACTTGATTATTAAACTGTTTAGCATTAGCACTAATAACTACTTGTAATTCTTCTAATGTCAATTATTCTCACCCCCAGTCTTTTGTGAGTTTACCCTAGTTGCAAATTCCTTCATGTATTGTTTATTTATTTCGAGCTGTGCTTTTATCTTATTTTCTTCATTAGCCTTATTTTCTTCCTCAAATATATCAGCGAATATTTCTAAGAATTGAATAGGCTGATTCTCCTTACTCATTATGCATGCTGTACCATTAGTAATTAATGTAGAAAGCCTATAAACCATATCAGCTGTATCTTTTCTTTTTATTTCTCTTCTTCTTAGAAAAGAATCTCTTATTGAAGTTATCTCTGCTATAGTCATGTTATAAAAATCTTCTACACTTATTCCACAATCTAAGGCATCTTTGAGTAAATATTCTTCGATAAATTCTGTATATGTTTCTGGTGTCTTATTTAAAAATGGGGAAGTAGTCTTTTCACTATCTTCCCCTACTTTAAATTTTCTACCTTTTCCTCTGGACTACCTAGCATTCCACTTTCAGTTAGTAACTCCATAACCTCTCCGAATAAATCAAGCTGAGTTTTACCCCCCTCAATATATTCATCAACTAGATCGCAAGTCTTATTAAAAGTCATTCCATGATGATATTTTTGCAATGCCCCCCAAAGTATAGTCACGCAATACTTAAGAGATGGAATAGGCATCTTATTCATAGAATCAACTTTTATGTTTCCTTTAGTATCCATGGAATTAGCTGCTACACTCTGCAATCCAAGTACTTCATCTAAAATATTTTCTCCTAACTTCTCTTCTACTAATATAGTTGCATTTGTATTTAATTTTAATTTATATTCTTTTTCTCCTACTGTTAATACTTTATATAATGACATATAAACCTCTCCTTACTTCTCTTAAAATAATAAAGGACATACACTTAAGTATGCCCTCTGAATTATGGTGTTACTGCTGGATCTGTTACTGCAATTTCACTTTGTAATGCCAAGGATAAAGTAAACTCCATAGCAGAGTTAACTCCTCCTCCACCAAGCTTAACAGAACATTGCGCCTTAAATGTAAACTTTGTTCCGTCTGGATAAGCTTGTTCAAAGTCTACTACTGTTTTATCATCTGTAAGTTTTCTCAAAATTCTATATGGGCTGTCTACTGCATCATTAGCATATTTAAATTTATATGCTAGATCTCCATAATCTCCTATTCCAAACTCATATTGCTTTGTTGAATCCTCTAAGGTTGTATTTTCTACCTTCTCCGGATCATTACCCATTTCAGGAACTTCTTTTAATCCTTTTAATTTTATAAAAGTACTTCCTGTAGATTTATAACTTAATGTAATTCCATTTGCTAACATTTAATATCATCCTTTCATATATAAACTTAATCATTATAAACAAACTCTGTTGAACTATCTATAATACCTTCATATCGCATAACCTTGTGTTTCAAGCCACTGGTATCTGAAACATCTTGGCAAAATGTACGTTGTAACCCTAGCTTTGATAATTTCTTATCTACCTCTAGTGCTGAACTTGATGTACTTCTATTGTGCCATATATCAACCCTATACCTAAGATATGATTTTGACTCTTCCCCATCTACCCATTCAGCTACTTTGTTATCTTCTTCTGTATATTGTATAGCTGGGAACGTTGCCCAATCTGCTGGATAACTGTCACTTACATTAAAAGATATATCTTTAATGGCTGAATATACTTGATCCTTAACATTTATCATCTACCTGCCACCTCCCTTATCTTCTTCTCTAAATCACTTGCTATATTCTTTTTTATAAGTTCTTCATTGTTCTTTAATGCCGGATACATAAACGGTTGAGCTGGTTGACCTTCAATCCATCTTGGACCTACGTCTGGAATATTAACTAACCATTTATCTTGCTTATAACTTAATTGTCCAGGATATTTATCTCCACCAGATTCCTCTCCCTTTTTTCCTGTTCCAAATTCAACATAAGGCGCTATTTCATAATTAGTACTTACTTTTGCTTCAATACCTTTAGAAGTTTCTTTAACATTAGTTACAATACTATTTCTCAAACTTCCTGTATCAACTGGACATAATAGCTTTGCTTCCACTTGGACCATCTTTATATTTCTTTCCATAGATTGTTTTAGCTCTTGCTTACTATCTATATTCAAATTTTGAAGCTTTTTCATTAACTTATCTATATTTTGTATACTCCCATTACTCATGTTTCTTCTCCAGTTCTATTACTAGATGTGAATATCTTTTTATAGATATAATCTTATAATCTGGCTCACTATCTTTAGATACATAAACACATATACCATCACCTTCTACTAATTGAACGGAGCCATCATAAACCATATTAAGAATATAGTTAAGCCTTTCTCCATAGATTTCAGCTTGTAGTTTTCCACTTGCAGGAGATATATTTGCTTTTATTTCTATTGGTTCAGAATACCCCGGATATTTACCGCCCTCATTATCCTCAATGATAGTTTTTTTCTTAAGATAATAAGTTTTCTTATTCTTTACTCTCAATCATACTCACCGCCTTAAGTCTTCTAAAAGCTTTAAGTCTATTCTTAATACCTTCAGGCATTTCATAGCTAACAGATATACCACCTTCACTTCTGGAAGCTTCACCTTCAGAGCCTAGCCTGTTGTAATAGATTATAGATAACTCTCTTTGTAATCCTTCCATTTTAGGTAATAAGACATTTCTATTAGTGTAGTCCAATATATCAGCCTCAGCATCTTCAAGGAATTGGTTGAGCAAATTCTCCTCTGCATCTGGCAATCTTACCTTCAACTTTTCTAACTGTGTCACATTAACACCACCCAAAAAGAGGACACTATTCAGCATCCTCTAACATTGTAATTATTTCATCCTTTTTAGCTTTTGAATGTATTTCAATTCCCTTTTCTATTGCTACTTCTTTTAACTGTTCAATAGTTAAATCACTTAAATCTATATCTGTATTATCAATTTTACTTACTATAAAACCTCTTCCTTCAAACCAGGTAGCAATCCAATTATCTTTAACTTTACCCACACCTTCAACAAACATAACTGGTCCATATTCACCTGTGTACTTATTATCATCTTTAAATTTTACTTCATACATTTACATTCACCCCTTACTGTACTTTTATGTTACGAAGAACTCCTGCTGCTCTTGTCTTTTTAAGAACTGTTGCTGCAACCATTTCAACTTCACCTTTTTTAACCGCTCCTGCTGTTTTAAAGTCTGGTAGCCATGTTTTTATTAGTTTACCACCAGTTGGAGATGCTGCATGAAGCCCATCTAAAGCAAATCTAGCTCCGTATAGGTCAGTTAGTCCTGTTGTACTTACTCCTACTGTTCTTGCAACTATTGGAACTGTAGGTTTTGTGGCAGAACCATCATGGAAATACTGTAAATCCACAAGAGGAATGCCATTGTATGAATCAACACTTCTACCAAATCCATCAACGCCCTTTTCTAAATACCCTGCTCTTCTAGCTGCTTGTTTAATACGTGTAATTAACTTTCCATTACCCATTAATGCATCTGGTATTCCATCCATTTCAGCTAAAAATTCATCTAATAGATCTAATAGCAACTTATAATTTGTATCCAACGCCGAAGCACTTGATAAATCTATAACTGACTCTGTATTGATCTCTGTAGATGAACCTACTAACATTTTATCTAGCCCATCAAATCCCTTAACAGATTTATCTCCATTGATTACTGCATTGTGGAATAAATTGATTGTAGCTTTTACCTTCTCCTTAAGTTGAAAGTCAACTTCATTTACTGCACCAGAAGTATCTGCTATTACTCTATCAATATCAAATGTTCCACCGAATACCTTAAGCTCTACTGACTTTGTTTGTCTATCTGCAACCTGCGGAGTGTACTCTGTGTTGATATCTCTGAATCCTGCTGTTGCTGGAGTCTTTAATTGAGTATATCCGTAAACAAGCGTACTTCCTCCAGTTCCTGGTGATACTGTATCATCAAATATTAATTTATCCATAAGGATAGATCCTCTTCTAAATTCGTCTATAACTTGTTGGTCTACTTTATTCGCCATTCCTACTTTTGCTTGTGCTAATGTTATTGCCACTTTTACATCATCCTCTCTTTTTAACCTTTATAAAATTCTGCAAGTGCACCTGTTAGTGTGTTATCACTTGTATTTTTTCCTCCAAGCTTAGGAGTATCTTTACCTCTTAACTTTTCATTTACAGCTTTCTCTACTGCAGATTGAAAAGCTTTTTCTACTGCTTCAATGCTTGCATTACAAGTTTCAGCATCTGAATAGTTAAGTATATCTACTAGATCCTTAGGTAGTCCCTTCTCTGCTAGTGTTTCATAAGCTTGTGCTTTAAGCTCTCTAGTAGTTATATCTTTTTCTCTCTTTTCTAGTTCTGCTATTCTTTTTTCTTCCGCATACTTTGCCTTTTGTTCAGCATTCATCTTAGCTAGTTTCTCTGCTTCTGTCTTTGCATTTTCTAATTCAGTAGCCTTATCTGTTTCCCACTTAGATTTTGCAGTTTCAAGAGCTTTAGCAACTCGTTTATCAAATTCAGATTGATATTTCTTATCTTTAAGAACATCATCAAAATTCTTATCTTCTTTACCTCCCTTGGTTTCTTCTGTTCCAGTATTATCTGTTCCAGTTTCACCAGTTTCGGTAGTTCCCCCATCAACTCCAGTATCCGGAGCTAGCATAGGTTCAAATCTGCATAATCCTAAGTTTATTAATAATTTTGTATTCATAATTACCTCCTTGCCCACTACATTCAATTAAGCCCATAGTGTTCAATTATTTTATTCTAGCCTTTTAGAGCCTTGCTAAGGGCATAATAAAAAGCCTTAGTTTCCTAAGAATTAATTCTAAACATAATAAAAGCACCTACATAAGTAAGTGCTTAATAACTTTTATATTTTATTTACCTGGCTTCCATTGCTTTCCACAATTTAAACAAGTACATATAACTTTATTTTTTCCATGCCCTGCAGCTATAGCTCCATATGCTCCTACAGTTGCTACACCTAAAGCACCTTTCGCTAAACTAAAGCCTTTTTTATTTGCTGTAATAGACGTACTGCCACATTTAGGGCATCTCGCTACATTATCATCAACTTCATCTGCTTTCTTAACTGATATATTTTTTAATGGACATTCATTAAATGTAGTTTTTACGGCATTCCAAGACGCTTTTAACTCTTCTCTTTCCTTTGATGTTTTCTCCCTAGCAATTTCTTTTTCATACTCTTTTTGCTCTTTAAGTAATTCTTTTTCTATTTTCATAGATTCTTCTAAGCTTATATTATTACTATATGCTTTAAGTTGACAATCAAATAAATTATATGTTTTTAACATTGCTCCTTTAGTTGAGAACTTAAAAGAAATAGATTCACCATTTCTAAATCTTAATTCAATAGTTGTATTATATTTTTCTATAGCAGATAAGTTCTTTATATCAAAATACTCTTTGGGGCCAAAAGTTACATCAAGATAAATACCATTAGAATATACATACAAATTACATGTTTTACCTTTTTCAATTGTGGTGCCACTCACTATCTCAACAACTGCATTTCCACCCTTTAATAATTTATTTCCGACTTCCTTAATAAGTTCTTTAAATCTTTTTTTATCTACTAACATATAAACCCCGCCCCTTTTTTATCACTAATACTATAATATAATAAAAATAGGAATATTAAAAGCACCTACTATTTATATAAGTAAGTGCCTTCTATTGATTATTCCTTTGATATAGAATATCATCATATAATTTATATAGCTTTAATCCTAAATCATTAACAGTATCTTGATTATCCATACCATGTAATACTATTTCATCATTTATTAATAATTGTACTTCTCTAAAATCTTTAGTATCTATATTAAATTCAATATAATTATCTACTTCAGCTTTGTTAAGTATATATTGGTTTATATCTGGTGCATTAATTAATAAATCAAATAGACTCCTTTTTAGTTTGAATTTCAAAACAGTCACTCCCTTTCATTATGGATTAGTTTGAATTAAAACTCCCGTATTAGGATTTATTGAGACCATGCATCTATCTGTTACAAGCTTTATACTATCAGGGTCAGTTTTTCTTGTTCTAACCACACCATTTAAAATAGCATCTTTAATATCATTAATTGCAACTCCGTCTCTAGGTCTACCAGTATCTGGGTCTTTAGATGTTCCAAATACTCTTTCTATAAAGTGCTTACTTTGCTCCTTTATTTTAATCCCATTTGAAGTAGTTAATCCTATAATCTCAGTATCAATAATATTTTTATATTCTTTATACTGGCTATATGGAGTAAAAATCGATATCATATTGTTTGACCTAGATTTCACATAGTCCTTAACAAGATTCCATTCATTACTATCATTATACTTCAATTCTCTGAAATCTGTAAATGATTTAGGAGCATCTTTACCAAGTATTTCTTTATACTTACTATATTGTTTTCTATCTGATGCCTTATTTCTAATCATCTTCTGGAATGTTTCAGTTTTCTGTTCTCCATACTTATCAACTACATGTTGTTTATACCATTCCTGATATTTCATATTACCTGGTACTGTGTAAGTTTTTCCTGTCTCTGGGTCCCTTGCTCTTCTTTGTAGTCTTTCCATATTCTTAAAGTATGCTCTTGTTGTACTTCTACAGTATGGATGTAATGGAGGTAAATTACTTCCTGTTCTTAACTTATCTACTTTTATAATCTTACCGTCCATACTTCTACATATACTAGATGTTCTTAAATCTAATGTAGCAATAAATATTACTTTATCTATCCCACATTCTTTATAGCTTTCAACTTCTGCTGCATTTGTTATATAAGTGGTCTCTGTTCTTATAATTCTCTCACAAGCAAATTTCTCATAGTCAGTCATGTCTTGTAACTCTTGTGACATTCTCCTAGAGCTTTTACCACTCATTAAACCACTTGTTATTACTTCTTCTAATTTCTCTGCTAATACATCTGTATTATGCCATATACGCTTACTATAGTGTTTACCACTCCAACTATTCTTAAGTATCTCTTCTATAGTTCCTAACGGCATTTGGGCAACATTAAAGCCTACACCTAATCCTTTCTGAATATCAAATAGGTTAGTATAATAGGCTTTCTCTATATTATCTGTATATAATTTAGTACTTTTATTTATTTCTGCATCTGCTGCTAATTTAGTATTAATATAAATACTCTCTTTTAATGCTTCTAATCTTGTTATTCTAGCTTTATAAGCATTTGCATTTAATTGGGCCATCATATACCTTTTCAATTCTTTATCTTGTATTCCGTGTATTCTCGCCCTAATGCTCTCTAACTCTTTATTAGGTATTTTACTATTAAGTAATCCCTTTGTTTCTCCTATGCTTAATCCACTATCGCTCTGAAACTTAAAAAATATCTTATTAATGTCTTTATTAATATCCTCGAGAGCCTTATCATAAGCATTATTTATTTTATGAATAGTTTCATCACTAGACTTATGATAGCTTTCCATTCTTAAGTTAGATCTTTTTTCCCAATAAGCATTACTTCTCTTCTTCATCTACCTCACCATCTTCTGGGTTAGTATTCTTAAAGTCGTAACTACCAAAGGTTAATTGTTGCTGCTCTACTTTCTTTTTATTTTCTTCATCAAGACGCTTTCTTTCCTCTTCGATATCTATTTCACCATCAAATCTTTTTACTCTAGTTTCCCAACTAATAAAGCCTTCTGTTTCTTGTGCTATTCTAGCCATAAGTTCATCATCTACTGGAAGACTTCTCTTCATAGCTATATCTATATTACTAGAATCAATATTCTTAGCTCTTATGTTCTCTATATTAGACATAAGCTTTAATCTTTGTCTTAATCCTTGTTTAAAGTATCTTTCTTTTGTTTTTCCTAGCTGTTCAAAGCCTAGCAACTTGTACTTCATAGCTATGCCTGATGCATTACCTACAAAGTTTTCATCAGTAAGACATGGAACTTTTGAAAACTCATGTATATCATCTTTAAGTGACTTCTTAAGTACTTCTATTTCAGTTTCATTAAGATTTTTAACTAACCACTTAGCATCTCCACCTTCATCAAGCTCTATAATCTTTAATTCTTTAAGTAGCCTTCCTGTTTTAATTTTTTCCTCTTCATCATCACCTAATGAAGCACCTATAACTGCAAGTAATGCATCAACAACCTGTTCCTTATCATTTATCCTATCAGATTGTAAAAGGTTATAAGCATCTATTAGAGTAATAACTCCTTCAAAGTCACCTCTAAGTTTCTTATTATTTCTATACTCAATAAGAGGTATTCCATTAAAATAATGTTCTTCTTCATCCTTTAATTCAAACGCCTTACTCTTTATATCTTGTGTAAAATAATGATATATCTTATCTTCAGTATAAATATTAATATCATACCCTTTTAACTGATCATCAATATCTCTTTTTTCAAAGTAAGTTACTCCAAATAAAGGCTTTTGTTTTACTGTTGTATCACACACTAAGAAACTATTTAAAGGGCTGCATACTGCTAATTCTGGATAAGGTATTTCATCATCATTCATAAATAACAATTCATATCCTATTCCCATAATACTCATGTCTTGTGCTAATTCATTATTATGACTATCTTCATCTATCTCAGTGAAGATATCATTTAGTTCATCAGCACCATCACCACTATAAGTTATTGGTGTACCAAATACATATCCAGTAGCCATGTCAGTAATATATTCAGCATGATTCGCTACTATTTTATTATTAGGCAATGAATCACTTGATAGTGTTCTCTCTAATATCTTATGTTCTCCATCATAATATTTATTTAAAAGATTATACCTATCCAGCATTGCGCTATGATTAGATATGCACTTTGCTAGTAATTCATCTGGAATACTTCCATCTTCATTTAATAAATCATGGTCTTTTAAAATTGCCATCACTATTTCACCTACCTTAATCCTATCTTTGCTTTACTCTTAACTTTCAGCCTTCTATCATTCATTTCATCCTCCATACCATATCTAACAGCATCAATAGTATGATTATTCTTATCCGGATATTCTCCCTTTAAATTACCTTCTTTATCTTTCTCTATCTCATACCCTACAAATTCTCTTTTTGCATTAGGGCATCTTACTGGATCTATTATTATTTCTTCTATTTCTTCAGACAAAAATTTAAGACCATGCTCTACTGAGTCTGGTCCTTTCTTTGCACCTATAATATTTAATCCTAATTTTTTAAACTCTGATATTGTTCTAGGCTCTGCACTATCTGCAGTAACTCTTTTATTAAGTGGATTTAACTTCTTTATTTCTTCTACTGATTTACTATTGCTTAGTTGAACCTTATAAACTTCACCAAATATATATAATCTCTTTCTTGTCTTATCATAATGCATTAACATATAGGCTAATGGATCAGCAGCATAACCAAAGTCTAATCCATTCTTTAATCTATCAAATATCTTTATTTCTTCATCTGATATTTCTCTTATAGTTAAGTTTCTAAATACCTCTCCACCAGTTCCTGTAACTGCTCCTAAGTAATCATGTTCATATTTAGTTGGGTTAACCTTCTTCATATGTTCTGCTTCAATTATGAACTGCTCACCTAGCCATTCTTTAGGAACACTTCTATAATCACTATGATGTATATATTTATCTTTTCTCTTCTCTACTACTTCCTGGTTACACCAATTCCTTTGACTTTCAGGAGGGTTAAATGAATAGAATACACAGAATTTAGGTCCACCTCTTAAAATAGATTGATTAATTGTATCTATTTTATTCTTGCTTTCAAACTCGTCAACCTCTTCATACCAAAGATACTTAATGTATCCCTTAGGTACTTTAGTAGACTTAACTTTCTTAGGATTATCAGCACCTTTAAATCTTATTACTTGTCCAGTAGGCTTATAGGTTATTGTTAGTTTTGCTTCAGGTACATGCCATTCATCACTTACACCTAATGTATCTATTGCCCATTTAATCTGGTCTCTTACTGATTCTGATAGAGTATCCTTTACTCGTCTTAGTACTAATGCATTAGACATAATTCCTTGTTGTGCATCCTTCATTATACCTAAGACAATTTCTATAGAAATAAAAGAGGACTTCGTACTACCTCTACCACCTTTAAACCAGTAGTGAGTGTGAAGTCCTTCTTTAATATCCTTGTGTGCATTATAAAAACTTGAAGCTATTATACTCTTTAACTTAACTTTAATCATCTATATCATCTACTATCTGAACTTGTTGAGTTCCTTCAACCTTAATATTCTCAGTAAATAACCTGTATCTCTTACCTAACAATTCAGCTGCCTTTGTTCGGTCCTGCAATGAAGCATCTAATCCGAATTGATCCTTTTCCTCTCCTCGCATTACTTTAGTTAAGTATTTGAGGACTTCCTCACCTTTTGCTATACGTTTATCCTCTATTTGTGCCACACGTTCGTCTATATATTGCTTTATGTCTAGTTTAGACAAGTTCTCACTTGCTATCCTATTAAGGTTCTTCCCCTTATATCCTGCCTTCCTTGCTGCTTCTGTTGCATTCCCTAACTCTATATAATAATCACAGAATGCTTGTTGTTTCGGTGTAAGCTTCTTATCCATCTGCTCCACCTACGTTCTTATACAAATCAGCTAAATATATCAACATCTTAACTTTACTATAAAATACTACTCCTTTTTTAGGATGGCTCTCATAAAGAATATACTTAGTCATTATTCTACTTTCATCTTCTGATAAGAATTGTTCTGTATCTATTTTTAATATATATCCTCTAATTCTAAATGCTTGTAGTAGTTTGTTTATTTTGCTTTGTATATTCATTTACTCACATCCTTTTTTCCTATGATCTTACTCATATTTATCTTTTAGCATATTTACATAATCATTAAATTGTGCTTTCTTTAATAGTTTATCAAAATACCCTTTTTTTACATTTTCGATAAAATTTTTAAAAAATAATTTTCCAAAATAATACTCTTTTTCTTCTAATAAATTTAATATTCTCTCTACATCATTTATGCCATGCAAATTAAATATACTCTCATTTAATTCTGATTCTATATCCTCATTTTCTTCTATTTCTTTCAGTAACTTATCTTTCTCTTCTTCCAACTCTCTATTTATCGCTATCTCAATTAAATCTTTATAAATGTTCAATTTAAAATTATCACACTCTTCATTTTCTAATAGCATTAAGCTCTCTCTTAAATAAACTTCAGCTAAATCATATTTGCCAAGAGGTAAATAAACTTCATGAGCTAAGTTATATTGAAGTTGAGCTTTTTGAAAATTAGTTATTATTCCATTATATGAATTACTTAATTCTAAGGATTCTATTGTTAAATCTGTTAATTCTTTTAAATTTAGAACTCTATCTGTGCCATATAATTTATCAAGAGAGTATTCTATTTTTTGAATATTTAAATCTACGCGGCTTTTTATTAAACTTTTTTCCAACTGTTGTTGTAATAGCTTCAAATTATTATATTCACTTTTTAATGCTACTATTTCAGCATCACTATTATTTAGATCTATTTCAATTTCCTTTGATTTTAAAATTATATTTTCATTTATTTTATCTAAATCCTTTATCTTTATAAATTGGAAAACTGAAACTGATGAAACTATCACAGCAAAAAATATCGCTGATACAGCAATTATATTATTGATTCTTCCTATTACATTATTAGCTACTGCTTCTATTGCTATAGCTTGATCTTTTTCATAAGCACCTGTTGATTGTATCGTGACGCTTGAAGTGCCCATACCTTTTGATATAAAATATATTGTACTTATAAGAATCAATAAAAATATTACTCCATAAACAATACTGTTTAAATTTATAATATACACTTTATTATTTTTATTATTTTTATTATTTTTCAAAACAATCCCTCCCATTCCATGATTATACAATAAAAACACCTATATTTCTATAAGTGCCTTTATATTGGGGTTTATGGGGAATGGCGGAGATAATAGGACTTGAACCTATAGCCTAATGGTTAACAGCCATTTGCTCTACCTTTGAGCTATATCTCCACATTGCCCCACAGACTTAATCTGCAGGGTAATTATTTATTTTATAGAGGGAATCCATAAGAACTTTACTTTCCTTAATAATAGTTTACTAAACTTTTTTCTCTAATGTGTCCTTACTTTGTCCCTATTTTGTCCCGAAATTTTTATTAAATCTCGCTATGTCATTTACTAATTTCTCTCTGAGTTCATAAGCTTTGTTCTTACCCATATTTAATTCTAATGCTATATCTCTCATGCCTAATCTATCATACTTTACCTGATTATACTTTAGCTCTAAGAATTTCTTATACTCTAGCTTAAGCATTTCTATATTTCTTCTCATGTTTTCAACCTTATAACTAAGATTTCTCTCCCTACATTCCAGCTTAAATAACTTTCTTATCTTATGTGCCTGTTCCCTTTCCATATCTCCTATAGCTTTAGATATCTCTTTCTCTACATAGCTTGTACAGTTGGTTGAGGTTTGAACTCTTTCAGTAATCTGCATGCATCCACTTTGTTCCGGATCTATCTTTACATTACATTCTCTAATTCTTTTATCTAAATTTTCTATAGCAATATTAAGAGATACTATTTCTGCTCTTACTCTCTTCAAATCTTCTATATCATAGAAATAGCCATATAACTCGCCTTCTGTCTTTCTAAATAGCTCTTTATTCAAGTCTTATCTCCTCCAGTTCAAACTCAACTCTCTCCAGTTCTTCTGTGTATTTCTTTAATACTATAAGCTCTACAACTTGGCTATCATCATCAAAAGCTATTTTATTTAAGCTATCAAGAATAATCTTTGCGATATTATCTGCATCTGGTTTCTTTTGCGGATGCTCTAAGCCTTCCCTTATAGCTTGTACTCTTTTCTTAGCATAGGTCTTAGGTATTTTATAGTATGCAATTATCCTCGCCTTTATAGTGCCTTCGAGGTATTTTCCAAATTGGTCTTTATAATTAATTCTTACCCAATTCTCATAACTAACTGTATCTTCTGGAGTAAACGTTCTTCCTGTCTTGGTATTAAAACGAGGTCTAGCTTTTCCTTTTATCTTCCCTTCGACTACTATCATCTTCTCCCTCCTCTTCATCTTCATTACCTACAAATATATATTTCTCTAAAAACTCTCTTAAATTCATAACCTACTTCCTTTTTCATTAAATTTGAATAAAAAAATATCGCATATTCATTTCTGAATAGTACGATATCTTAAGCAATCTAATATTTAAATTTATCTTCATAATATATTAAGATTGTTTATTTATTTTAGCAAAGTAACTATCTATCATTTTTACTTTTTCTGTTCTCTCCATTAATTTATAGTAAGTCAGCCACTTTTCAATTGAATGTAAAGGAATAGTTGTACCATGAATATCAATATAGTCCTTAATATCCTTTTTTTCAAGTGGAAAGTAATGCTCAATATTATTATTTACTATAACAAATCCAGCAATAACATCAAAATCTATTCCTTCAATATTGAACTCCATAAAGTCCTTTGTTTTGTATTGTATATTAGGATTTTTAGGTTGTAATTTACCAAAAGATAAAAGGATTTTTTTTATTTTTTTCACATCACTTTCAGCAACCATAATATCAATATCATGAAATTCATTAGTAATTTTTTTTAAATACAATAATAATGATGCACCGATTGCCCATGTAATATTATTGGAATTCACCTCTTTGGCAACTTTCGATAGAACTTTCAATTTATTTTCTATAGTTATCAAACATCTCACTCCTATTAGTTATAATTATTCAATTCATATTTCATATAATTATGACTTAATTATATCATCTTTTGTAAATACCGTACTATTCAATTTTCAACGAATAATTTATCTTACTTAATCTTAAATTTACATATTATATTTTCAACTACATAAACTACTGTTGAAAGGTGGTTAATGATATGAAAAAACTTACTGTTATACTATTGATCTTAATGACATTAGTATTTAATATATCCATTACGACAACTGCATTTGCAGAAAATATGTTTAAAGAAGGAACTTATAGCATATCTGATTTAAATTTTTCAAAGGATAGCTTATATTATATCCAGAACGTTTCAAATGGTCGTGCTTATGCTATCGTTTTTGATGAAGAACTTATTGCAACACAAGTCTTATATCTAACACCTAAATCCCCTAAGTATAATCTAGTTCCTCTTACCGATAAACACAGAATTGTAATAGTTGGTGATGGTCAAGTATATATTGATAAATGGACACAATAGGGTGTCCATTTATTTATTAAAATCTTTACACTTTCTTTGAATTGTGAAATAAAAAACCACCGTATTATTCAGAATTGAATTTTACGGTAGTTTATTCGTTAAATAAGAATTTATTATCTTAAAATTGATTTAATCTTCCCTACTAAATTGGAATTTAAAAAGCATTCCAAATGAAGCAAAATACAAATACACATCCCCATGCATTATTAGTTTCTCTTTTTATTATAAGCATACCATAAATAGCTATGAATGTAGTGATTATTTCAATAATACCCCAGAAAGATGTACTAAAGGGATGAAATAAAATACATATCACAGCACAAGCAATAGCACCTACATTAAACCACTTACTTTTAGGTGGATATATACTGTTTAATTTATCGCTAATAACAACATAATTAAATCCTTCAAAAAATCCCCACACTATAAAAATCAATGCCATTCCTAAAACGTTGATCGGAATACCACTTTCTAATACATCATTTGTAATAATAATGCTCAGTGGGTGATAACCTGTATATTGTCCTGATATAAAAATATACATTAAGTATGGAATAAAACAGATAATTGAACCTAATGTAGATTTAATTGTATTTCTTTTTAATAATCCAAAATCTGAAAATCGTTCCTTTCTAAAAATACATACTACTGTAATTCCTAATCCAGCTATACCAAATTGAACACCTGCATTAAGTACCAAACGTAGGACAATAGAATTATTAGAATCCTTTATATAATTCACCATTTGATTTCCAAACAGCATGTATACTATAAATGATCCCAATGTTATTAATGTAATAATCCATATATCAGCATCTAGATTCCTTTGCTCTAAAGTTAAGCTTTTTTTACCCATCTTATACCTCCAGTATAAATTACTATTTAACTTATCTAATTCAATTATACGCTAAATACACCATAATTTTCATGTTATTTCAAATATCGTACTATTCAATTTTCAAAGAACACACTTTATTATATGATTGTCATATGAGAATACCACCTTGCAGCAGTACTCCCATATGACCTTATTCCTAGATTTAAAATATCTTTAATTGTTCTTCAATCATTGGTTCATAATTCATTAAAATTAATTCATTTCTAACTGGCATCTTATCACCTGCAGCTCTATTTTTAATTTGACTGGCCGTACTATATTTAACTACATACCAATCCTTGTATAAATCATCAATTAGTGGACTACTGTAATAACAAACCATAGCTTTTCCTTTTATTTTATCTAGTCTTTCTTTTAATCTAATATGGTCCTTCTCTTCAAAACCTCCAAAATACATATTTTCATGGTCATGATATGGTGGATCTAAAAAGAATAGTGTATCTTTTGTATCATAGAACTTTATTACTTCTTCAAAGTCTCGGCTTAATATATTCCATGTTTTAATTAATTCAGCCATTCCAGGTATAAGCTCTGTTGCTGAAATTAATTGCTTGGCCTTATTTTGAGTTTTTGATAATCCAATTCCATTTCGGTATTTATGTCCTCCACCTCCAAAGCAAACTCTCATCAAATAGTAAAATCTAACTGCAGACTCTAAGTTATTCTCCGGCCATGGCTCCCATTTCCACTTTTCATATAAACTTTCACTATAGGGTAATGCTGAACATTCTTTGTATAACTGTTCCGGATTATCTTTAAGTACCATCATATAATTTACAAGCCTATCGTTTATATCATTTACAATGGTTAACTTTGATGGATTTACTGTCTCTTTAAAAAATGGAACTGCTCCGGATCCAAAGAAACAATCACAAAATATATCATGCTTAGGCATTAAATCTATATAAAGCTCTTCCTTGCCATGCTTTCCACCTATCCACTTTATATTGCTTAATCTTTTGAGTTTCAATTTATCACCTAATTTCTTTAAATAATAAAACTTAATTGTTCTATCTGAATAGGAATATCTTCCCACTCTACACCTATATAATCTAATACCTTACCCCATCCAAACTTTTCTCCAGTCTCCGGATCTGTAACACATCTATACATCCAAAATTCCCACTCCTTAGGATTACGCTCTCTTAATCTATCAAATCTATGTGGCCTTTTTTCCATGTGTACACCAAATCCACACATACTACATCCAGTTCTCTGAGCTTTAGTAGTATATAGAGTACCATCTGGTTTTCGTTCTATAGTTCCGTATATTTCTGGTATTGGAACTTTTAAATCTAACGCTAACTGCAACAAGTCTTGTCTTTTAAATATTGCAAAAGGTGCACTTCTTATCACTGTTTTCCCATAATAATTACAACCATGGTCTATTAATGATTCTTCTCTTTGTCCACCTTCTGAGGCCATCATACCTAAGTAAGGATAACTTTCATGTTCCTTTGACCAATCTCCGCATGGCTTTTCCTTCATGTGATAGCAGCATTGGTTAGAAACTTTAAAGAAGGCCTCTTTGTAGTTTGTACCATACTTTTTATTTTCCATGCCAGCAAACAAATTTAGCCATTTTTTAGGTAGTTGCATTCTACTATTTTTAGCATAATGACCTTGTTCTCCACATTCACCAGTAATAATCGCATGTCTTACTGTAGTATTTCTTTCAGTTGGATTTTGAAGTGTCTCTATTCTACCAGCTAATTTCTTTGATATTACAGGAAATCCAACTTCATTTAATACCTCTACTTTTGATTTATATGGTGCTAGTTTAATTATTCCTAATTGGTCATGTATCCTTTGAATGCTTTTATCTTCTAACATTGAAACTGAAATTGCTGGTACATCTATTCCAATAGATCTTAGAAATAACAATAATGTTATGCTATCCAAACCTCCTACACTAACATGACAATTTAAATCTCTCTTTGCCATCTCGTTATAAAATTCCCAAGCTCTTAGCTCTGCTTTCCTAATTTTTATCTCGTAGGGAAGATTTTGAAGTGCCATAAATTGTTGTTTCTTTCTTCTCTTGGTCTCTCTCCATTCTGAATCATTCATTGTACTTTCCCCCATTTTGTTACTTAACTAGAATGGCATGTCCTCTCCATAATCTACTGGAGTATAATCATTAGCTGCTTGTCCTTCATTCTTATTACCATATTCTAAGAAACTTACTTCATCAGCTACAACCTCAGTAACATATCTTCTTCCACCATCTTTAGCTTCATAGGACCTGGTTTCAATTCTACCAGCTACACTTAAAAGCTTACCTTTACTCATATAGTTAGCAGTACTTTCAGCTTGCTTCCCCCATACTACTATAGGGATAAAATCAGCATCCGGTTGACCTTCTTTTTTTAATCTTCTGTTCACTGCCATCGTAAATGTACATACTGCAGTTCCTGTGCCTGGAGTAAACTTTAGCTCTGGATCCTTAGTCATGCGACCTATTAAAACGACCTTATTCATAAATCATACCTCCTAAATTTATTACCACTACTTGCAATCACATTTAACCTTCAATGGGGTAAACATAATCTTTGCTGATTCACCCTTTATGATTTTTTCTAACTTAATCTTATTTGATTCAACATTCTGTGCTAGTTGACCTATAGCTTTTTCATTGAATCGTCCTCTTTCAACAATCTCTTCATTAATTTGATTGCATTGTATCTCTATAGACCTCTCAACACTTTTCCAATATACTTTCTGCTTGTCCATCTTCTTGTCTAAGATATTTAACTTCTTTTCTAGTGTAATATGTCCCATAAGAACTAAAACCCCTATGACACCTATTCCTAAGCCTAAAATTATATCCACTTTCTATTCCCCCTTATTTTTTCAAGATAACTAATACTTTTTTATCTAGTAATATCTCTAACTGCTCATTGAACTTAGTTTCTATTATGTCTTTTGCTAATTCATAACCTACAACCATAATTATTTCATTTTCCTTATCCTCTATCTCTGTATTCATGAACCAGGTCCTATAGGTTATTTCTCCATACTGTTCATATATCTTTGAGTGATACGGAGTAGGAACGGATAGTGATGGGAGTGAAGGGGGTTTTTCTTTCCCTTCTTCTCCTTCTTCTCCTTCTTTAATTTCTTTAATTTCTTCTCCTTCTTCTTTTGTGTACCCTTCGTTGTTCTTTTGATGTTCTTTTGATGTATCCTTCGTTGTTCTTTTGATGTTCTTTTGTTGTTCTTTTGATGTACCTTTTGTTGTACCCTCATCTTGATAAATCCTATAGTTTTCAATGGTTATCGTTGTACCCTTTGTTGTACCTTTTTTGATTATCATTCCTTCGCTTTCTAGTAGCTTAAGGTACTCCCTAGTTTTCTTTCTACTCCACCCCCATTTTTCAGCAAGTTTTAACTCTGATGTATAGTAACTTCCTCTAGGAATATTAACTATTTCATTACCTATTAGTAACTTTTCATCCTTCCATCTTGCTAATTGGATGAGGTCCACAAATGCTCTGAATTTTTCTGCATCCTGGAATATCCAATGTTCAAAGATACTTCTATCTAGCTTTATCCATCCTTCTGCCATGAAATCACCTACTTGTCACTTATGTTTTCAAAGGTTTTTAAACCCCACTGCCTATCTATAGAATTAGTTAAATCATTCCACTGGCTATAACTAAACTTAATTAGTTTTTCAATATCTCCATCTTCAACAGATATTTCTACATGTCCGCCACCATCTTTGATAGATATCACCTTACCATCATCAGCTCTAAGGTCCATCTCTTCTTTATACATATGATCCTCTCCTTATTTTTTATTTGTTGGGTCACATTTTTTAGAAAGCCTCATATATACTTGCTCGTATTGATCACTGGAAAGTTCTTTAATTTCTTTAACTCCAAAATCTTTCTCAATAACTTGCTTTATGACATCTTCCGAAATCCCTGCAGTTGAAGCTAATTTTGTTAGTTCTTTAATTTCTCTATCGCTTATTGAGCTTGGTAATGCCCATGTAGGCAATTTAGGTATCTTCCAATAGATAGTCTTTTTATCTTTAGTAATAGCCTTTTTCCATCCAGTGTTATCCTTAGGCCTTTCTAATGAACATTCTGCAAAGCTTTCTGTAAGATTATAGAGATATCTTCCTATACCATATCCACTACTAGCACACCTCTTTAAAGCTCCGCTTATTCCTCCTTTAAAAGGTTCAACATTACTTTCACTTGCTCCATCTTCTTTATATATCCATTCTCCCTGGCTATCCTTTACCGATATCCTGCATATTATATTGCTATCATTTGAACCTGTTCTATACTCAACTTTCCAGCCATCAAATCCAAATACATAATCTAATCTATTTTGTATTGCCCTAGCTTGTACATAGCATAGAACCATCACCCATGGCTTATTATTAGATACACCACAGCTTTGAACTCTCCATTCAACCTCATTCTCTCCAAAAGGTTTTCTTAATTCCTCTTGTATATCCATTTATCTAATCCTCAAACTTTCAGTTTGTTTTAGTATTACTCCTGGTATTTCTTCTCCAGCTTTTAATCTGCTAAGTGTTTCTTTCTTATCAAGAACTGGTGCTGGAGTATTGAAAAGCTCTTTAGGAATAACACTTTCATCTAAAACTTCTACACTTGCTGGATTCTTTTGAATACTGAATGAGAATAATTTACCTTTAATCTTAGGCTTGTCCACCGCTCTCATAGCCTCTTCTAAATATCCCTTAAGATTTTTAACATTAGTTTCTAAACTTTTTCTTCCTGCTGCAAGTCTAGTCTCTTCTTCTTTATATCCTGTAATTTGAACTTCCATAGTTTTTATAAGTTTTGCTATGTTTTCAGACTTATCTTCTAATTGCTCTCCAACCTCATTAAGTGCTTCATTTATAACTTCAACTGGTACTGTAGGGTCTTCTAATAACTCCTGTAAGTTTAAATAGTTTTGTGTTAATTCATATAGTTTCATTTATATTTCCCCCTTATAATCTAAATCTCTGATAGTTTCACCTGTATGCTCGTTGTAAACTTCTCCATTGTCTATATCTTCTCCAGGTGCTATAATAGTTTCAAAGTTATTTTTCTTATGGTTATTGCCCTCTGTTTGGTCGCAAGGGTGATAACCTTTTACTATTTCTATGGCTTCACTTATACCTTTACCCTCTTCACAAAGTCTTTTGACTTCATCAAGCTTTTCATTTAAATCTAGCAATGTTGACACTTTCTAGTACCTCCCCACTTATAGTTTTTAGTTTTCTTTCGTATCCTTCGAGAATTTTCCATGGCATGAATGTCTGCGTCACTTACTAAGTATTCTCTTTTTCTCTTCCGTTGAAGTTCTAATATTGTTTGAACAACCTCTTCTTTACTTTGCTTTCTCATAACCATGACTACACCACCAATTCGCAAAGTGCATTAGTTATAAATATTAATGTTACGAATCCAGATAAGAATATTCCGCCACAAACTTTTCTACCGACGTTATTCTCTTTTCCATATTGAACTAAACTTGCTATACATATTATTGATGTGAAAACAATACTTACTACTCCTGTTATTAGGTAACCTAAGCTATTCATGGTTATAACCTCTTTATTTTCTTAACACAGCTTGGACAAATATTCTTTCCGTTAAATGTCTTAATACCCTTGCCTTCACCACAGAAGATACAAGTAGGCTCGTATTTCTTTAAAATAACCTGCTCACCATCTACATATATTTCTAATTGGTCCTTAATGTCTATTCCTAAAGTCCTTCTTAATTCTACTGGTAATACTACCCTTCCTAAGTCATCTACTTTTCTTACTATTCCTGTTGCTTTCATGATTAACATTCCTCCTTGAATAAATTCAAAATAAAATCTCTGCCTTTTCCAGTCCATTTACGATCATAAATAATATGTCCATTATCTAAAACATCTTGCTTTATGCTTACATATCCACTCTCAGAATACTTAGAATAAAGTAACCATGTTTTATTCTGCTTGTACTGTATTTTTTCATCTGCCAAAAGATTATTTAACTTATTAGCACTACTTAAACCAAGTTCTTTAGCTATTTCGCTTGTTGTATATAGCTTATTTTGATGTACTAACTTATCCCTTTGCTTTTCTGCTTCAATTCTTGCTGCCTTTTCTTCTTTAAGTTTTGTTGCTGCTGCTATTAGTAAATCTGGATTATCTAATAATTCATCTGTGGCATACATACCATGTTTTCTTATGGATGGGAGTACTTCACTTGTTACCCACTCGGTAAATTTTTCAGCTTCAACCTTTCTACTTTGGAAAATAACTTTATAAAGATTACTTTCATTTATGAAGTTTGCTAGTTGAGTCCTCCCTAGGTTATCTATGGTATCGGTATTAACGACCCCATCTTTATTTAATCTAGTTTTACAATCACTTACATTTTTAATGTCTAATATCTTACATACATCTGTTAAGCAAAACCAAGGTTGTCCATCATTCTGAAATGCTCTTATATCTCCAAATTCTTTATTGTTAAAAATCTGAATGTTATTCAATCTCATTCCTCCCTTAATTTTTTACCCTCCGTATAGCTGCTTGAATACTAATTTAATTCTTTTATATTGTTTAAATCCGATAAATCTTTACCAGCGTAGTCTCTAAGAAATCTTAGTAACTCTATTTTTGTAACCTTAAGTCTACCTAGTTTTAAACCTACCAGTATTTTCTTATCTATAAGCTCATAAACTTTATGTTGATCAACTTTTAAAATCTTTGCTATTTCTGGAACTGTATATAATAAATCTTCCATTTCTACCTCCTTAATTAATCTGAAATACTTTTTCAACTTTTTCATCTAATGCATGAGATATTGCTTTCATTACATCCAGACTTGGATTAGTTCGTTTACCTTTAGCCAGTGAACATACATATGCAGATGTTATTCCTGCTTCTTTAGCTATATCTGCATAGCTTAAACATTTCTTCTTTCTTATGCTGTCAATTTTGTTCATACATTTAATTCTCCTTTCACTTATTTATTAATGTTTACTACGTGTTAATAGTATCATATACTGTCAGTAAACAAAACTACCGCCAAACCTTATATTATACCATTATCGTTTACTATCAGTAAATAGCTTATTTTTTCTTTATTTTTCTTAAATTTTCATTGCTTTTTATTAACTGTGAGTATATAATATTAACTGTGAGGTGATAGTGTTGTTAGGTGATAATATTAAAAAAATAAGAATTAATAAAGGGCTAGGCCTAAATGAAACTGCTAAGAAAGCAGGTATAACAGGTGGTTATTTAAGTTCTATTGAAAATAATAAAAGAACTAATATTGGAACTGATATTTTACAAGCAATAGCTGATGTATTAGAAGTATCAGCAAGTGAATTCTATGTTGATGCTGAAAATAAAACATTAGAAAAGTCACCTGATAAAAATGATTTAACAGATAAAGATAAAAAAGATATAGAGAAAAGTCTTGATGCTACTCTTAAACAACTGGAAGAACAAGATGGACTTATGCTTTCTGGTAATCCAGTAGATGATAACGACTGGGAACTTATTAAAAGTGCTATAAAAAATGGTCTTGAGTATGCTAAAAAAATGAATAAAGAAAAATATACTCCTAAAAAATATAAAAAGTAGTTTTCTATTAGGGGGATTGGGGATATTGAAAAATATTATAAATAAAAAGGTAAATTATTTAAAAAAGACATTTAATACAAATAATCCTTTTGAATTATGTGAGTGCTTGGGAATAAAAGTATTCTTTGAGGATTTAGGTAAGAATACTAATGGATTTTTCCAAGCAGCTCCAAGAAATAGGATTATTCATATAAATTCTAAATTAAGTGATATAGATAAATTTTTCACATGTGCACATGAATTGGGCCATGCAATATTTCACTATAAATCTAATGTTTTATTTCTTGAAAAAAACACTCTTCTATCAACTAGTAAATATGAAATTGAAGCCGACACGTTTGCTGCTGAGTTGCTAATTGACGATAATCTTTTAAATAGATATGAAGATTTTTGTCTTGAAGTTGTAGCTAATTGTGAAGGTATCAATTATAAATATTTAAAGCTTAAATTTGACTTAATTTAAATTAAGTATATATTTTTTAGTTTCACACGAACATATGTGTGTCAAAGGAGGTATTATTATGCAAGGTGGAACTCGAAAACGTGGTTCTACATGGAGTTACTATTTCGACCTTGGAATAGTTGAAGGTAAAAGAAAAAGAAAAGAGAAGGGAGGTTTTAAAACTAAAAAAGAAGCCCAGGAAGCTTTAAGAATTGATTTAAATGAATATGAAAAATGCGGATCTGTTATAGATGAAAGCAATATTTCTGTTTCAGATTACTTTGATTATTGGTATAAAGAGTATGTGCTTATTAACTGCAAATATAACACGCAAGAATATTATAAAAGAATAATAAAAAATCATATAAAACCATCATTGGGTGTATATAAGCTTAAATCATTAACTCCAGCAGCACTGCAAGAATTTATCAATCAAAAATACTTAAGTGGATTATCCAAATCTAGTATAGATAATTTTTATGGAGTACTTTCTGGAGCATTAAAATCAGCAGTATATCCTTATCAATTTATAAAAGAAAATCCTATACAATACGTTAAATTGCCTAAAAATAATAACTTGAAGAGCTCTAAGGAAGATTTAAAAATAATTTCTATTGAATACTTTAATAAAATTATCAATAGATTCCCTGTAAAAAGTAATTTCTATATTCCACTTCAAATTGCCTTTCATACTGGTATGCGTGGTGGAGAAGTTACAGCCTTACAATGGAGTGATATAGATTTAAATAATAAAACTATTAAAGTTAATCATACTCTAATAAGTAAAGGAAAAGGTATTTTTGAACTAGGTACACCTAAAACTAAAAGTTCTAACAGAACCATTGTTATAGGAGATACTTTAATAAATATATTAAAGAAACACAGCTTATATCAAAAAGAAAATAAGTTAAAGTATGGTAAGTATTATGCAGATTCTAATTTTATATGTACTAAAGAAAATGGTGAACATATAACAACTGATAGCCTTAAGTATTTGTCTAAGGTAATAAATTATGAATTAGGTATAAACTTTAATTTTCACTCGCTTAGACATACTCATGCTACTATGCTTTTAGAAGCTGGAGCCAATATAAAAGATATTCAAGAGAGATTAGGTCACTCAAAACTTGCTACAACTATGGATACCTATTCTCATGTAACCAACAAAATGAAAAAAGATACTGTTAATATTCTTGAAAATATAATTATACAAAAATAA